CTGTTATATTTCTTTTTGTCATCTGAGCAAGCTCGTCTATTATCTTCTCATTTTGCTCGCCAAGGACATCCCCAAGTTTAGAACCTAGTTTCTTAAAGCTAAAATTTGATTTAAAGCTTACATCATAGTATTTTTTTGCCAAATTCTTCTCCGAGTTTGCGTGCTTTCATGATTCTATTAACATTTTGAAGCAGTATTTTGTTAGCTATTGATTCTCCCCAAGCTTTTGGGTCTGCTATAATTTCGGAAATATCCCCATCAATGTCAATATCTATCTTATTGAGTTCTTTGATTTTGCTGACGGATTCTCTCAAAGATTGATTGTTGCTCATTTTCTTGCTTGTTTGCTTTGACAATTTCTGTAGCCTCCTCTATGGTTAAATCCTTATTATACTTCTGAAGTAATTGTGGTTGCGTTGCTAGATTGTTTTGAAGTGCGTGATTTTCCATTAATATCTGGTCTTGCACAGATTTAGGATATTCAGGCTCTATAAAATCAAGTTTAAGTTCGTTAGGTAGCGAAATCCCATTATAACCTGCTATAGCTCTTTCTACATGGTATAACTCATGCTCATACATTCTCCAAAGCTCTATATCGTCTTGATAATCCTCAAATCTTTCTAAGTCTTTAATTTTAAGTGCAATACCTGAAGGAACTTCGCCTCCATCCTGAGCAAATTGCACATATAAGTGATTATTTTGAGCTACAAGGTCTACCTGAAACTTAACACTCTCTATTACAGACTGAATATTACCCCCTGGAGAAGCAATGCCGAATGTTGCGCCCTCTGGCAAGTCAAGTATTGAATCAGATCCTGTTCTTTTCATACCTTTATCACTATATACTCCAGTTACAAAAGGCTGCCCAAACATTTGGAAACGAAGCCCTAACTGAAGTTCAGTCATAGTTATATTTACCTGCTCATTACAATCAACAATATCATTAGCCCCTTCTACAAAGAAAGAGTCTAGCTGATTCTCTCTATGAGTAAATACAAAAGGAATAACTCCGTATCCATGCTCATATTCTGATATTATGTTGCCATCTTCGTCATAATGAGCATACATATTGCTATCCCAATAAGCATATTCTAATTTACGAGTATCATATACTTCATTTACATTATGCAAGATTGGATAAGTAATTGCAGTAGGAATAAAAGGATTGTCTCCCATGTGAACATCAAAATAGTAGACTGGGCGATAATCAAAATGAGGCATCTCAACATCGTCTCTGTATATAACTTGGGTTGCTACAGTTCCAAGGAGTCTAGTCATTTTTTCTATATGCTTCATTCTAGCATCTTTTTTAACAGTAAGATTAGCATAAGAATCATTTACATTCCTATTTGCCCCAACATTGTAAATCCTAGACATTTTGTTAATAAATCTTTTAGTAAAGTTTGCACTATAAACAGGAATTTCCCTAAAAGCATCTGCATCAAAGTAAGGTTGTATGTATTTTTCAATTTCACAACCAGAGTAAAAATCTAATAATTTATAGATTTCTCTTCTTCTAGCTTGTGTTTGAGATAGTTTATATTCCTTTATAGAATCTGATATAATTTGTTCCACTGTAGTCATTATCTATTCCTCATGATTATTTTATTTCGTTTTATTGGAAATTGGTTTATAAAAAAATACCTAAGCATATCACATCCATGGTCATGCCTACCATCTTTTAATGGCTCAGGTTTTAAGTCTTTGTTCTCAACAGCTTCTGGATAGCGATAGTTTTCCAAATCCTCAGCGAGTCCCACGCATTTACGATCCAAATGCAAATAACGATTGTCGTTGGCATTTTCAACAAATCCCCTAACATGACTAATCCCTGAAGCAATATTTCTTGAAGTTTTATCTCTAACTGACCGAACATTAATTCCATTTCTTCTAAATATTTCTATATCTCCGAGTCCAGACTGTCCTTGTGCCTGCATACCAGCAGGGTCTCCAAAGTATTGTCTCACTCCATAATTTTTTGATTTTATCTTATTGATAAGTTCATCCGTTTTTATATTTTTCTCGTGTATAATTTCGTCAATAACATTTATATGCCATTCCCCATTTATTCTATGTATTTGAAACCAGCCAACTGCTGGCATCCTATATCCAAAGTCAATAGAGCAATAAGTTGGAAAGTTAGGATTATAAGGGTAATCCCCAACATCTTTATTTCTATCAAAAGGATACACCTTGCCTTCAAATGAAGTAAAAGCACTTCCAAACTCTTGGTCAAACATCTCTTTTGACATATTCCTTTTTCTTTCTATAAGAAAAGGGTCTTCCATACCATCAGGGAAAGCATATTGATTCTCCCAAGACGGAGCTTGATGCGATTCCCATAAGTCATCGGACTGACCTAATAAATAAAGGTCATATATCCAATTAAATCCTTCTGGGGTAGTAATAAAAATACATTTACTATCTTTTTTATCTGCCAAGGTCGGAGATAAATACATTTCCCATATTTTTCTCTTAACTTTAGCTGCCTCATCAATAACAAGTAGATCAAGACCAGCTCCAACTAAAGAATCTGGATTATCTGCTGACTTTGCTTCTACTACGCTACCCCATTTGAAGCGTATGTATCGTTCTTTTTCTGAGGCTTTATCAATATCATTAGACTTGCCGATAACCATTCGCTTCCAAACTTCTCTAAACATAATGTCTGCTTTATCGTAGGAAAGCCCAACTAACCATATTCTTTTATTTGGTTGGGAAGCATAATAAGTAGCCTCCATAGCTGCTGCTGTAGATTTTCCAAACCTACGACCACAAACCATGACAAAAAACCTTGATTTCTCCTTAGTAGGGAAATGCAACTTGATTTGACCGTTATGAGGCTTATAGTCCATAAAGTCAAACCACTTATTCTTAAAATTTGATAGATTATTATTAAATGTTTGCATTTATAACCCAATGTAATATAAGTTACGCAATAGGATAAATACAACATATTGTATTTATAATTAAAAAAAACACTATATATGGAGGACATAACAATGTCTGATAATACCGAAACCAACGCCACAGTCAGTGAGGAAGTTTCAACAGGGACTGAGGTAAATTCGCCTGATACTGAAAGTCCACTTGCTTATGAGAATAAGAAGTATAGAAAAAGGGCGCAGGAAGCTGAAGAACGATTAATTAAACTTGAAAAGAAACTTGCTAGCGCAGAAGAAGCTAAGCTTAAAGAAAAAGAAGATTTTAAAGCACTTTACGAAAAAGTGTCTTCTGAAAATGAGAGTTTATCTAGCACTGCACAGAAGTGGAACAAGTATGAAGAAAATCGCAGAAACACTTTGTTAGAAGCAGCACCTGAAGAAGAGAGAGAAAGATTGTCTACACTTGATCTTGACACTCTCGAATATGTAACTGGTAAAATTAATAACAATCAAAAGATAAATGCTCCAGAGGTTGTTGGTAGAGGAAGAAAAGTTGAGAAGCCAAAGGATGTAGACTGGTCAAGCAAAGAAAGCTTAAAAGAAAACTGGTCTGACATTATTGCTTCTTATAAAAAAAACTAATATCAGTAAACCCTATAGCATTTTAGGAGAAAATAATGGCAACAACAATAGGATCAGCTAATCCTGTAGCCTCTCAAGCCTCAGATACTGAATTAGCAGTATTTATACCTGAGATATGGGCGCAAGCAGTAAGAGCTTCATTCAAAAAAAACTTAGTAATGGCAAATGTGGGAACTGATTATTCAAGCTTAGTAACAGCAGGTGGAGACACAGTAAATATTCCATCAGTAGCAGATGTTGGAGATGCAGCGACTAAAGCTCCTCATGTTCCAGTTAATTATACAAATGCTACAGAAGATAGTCTAGCACTAGCTTTAACATCACATAAATATGCTTCTGCAATGGTAGAAGATATGGGTGTTGTTCAGGCTAACTCAGACTTGCTTTCTATGTATTCAGACTCAATAGGCTACAAGCTAGCTTTAGGATTTGAAGTAGAAGTGGAAACAGCTCTAGCATTAACAACAGAGTGTATCAATATAGCAGGCAACACAGTTGCTAAGACTATTGACGCTTTAACTCTTGCACATATAAGTAAAGTGGTTATGGAGAATGATTGCCCTCTTAATGAGTGTACAATGATTTTAAACCCAACTTTATATGCTTCACTATTTAGAATAGAT